GCAGGTTGATATTGTGGACCTAAACCGATTGTAGCATAATCATATGTACCAACTGTACCAGCAAGAGCTGGAAGTTGTTTACATTGATCTTGCCATAGTAGTCTGCACTGTTACCTAAAGAAGTCTGCGTTTGCGTGAAAGCAGTTTTACCGTAACGAGTCATCATAGAAACAACTGGTTGGAAGGTAATTGGATTGATAACTACGCCTGAAGACATCAATGGGATGTAAGGGCAGTAGAAATAACCTGTATCAGTTTCGCCATTACCACCTTTGTAACCAACTAAGATTACATCGTTAACAGCTGCACCAACACCAGACACTTGGTTCCACAAATATGAATAAACTTTAATTGTGCCGTTCAAAGTACCAACCAACATTGTGTTGTTAGGACCTTTGAAAGAACCAGAAATCGCAGGAGCGAATACTGATTTAGCAGCAGATTGAAGAATAGAAACAACCATTGGAGAAACAACAATGAAGTTACCTGGACCACGACGAGTTTTACGTGCAATCTCATTACATACTGCGTTGATGATAATGCCTAAGTTAGCAAAACGATCACCCAAATATGCAGGTTGATATTGTGGACCTAAACCGATTGTAGCATAATCATATGTACCAACTGTACCAGCAAGAGCTAATAGGTCAGACAAGATTTCTGAATCAATTTCTTGAACGATTTCAGCTGAAACAACTTGAGACAATTCTGATTCCAAATCCAAACCATGTTGTGATTTCAAATCTTGCATTGCTTCAATAGTCCAACCAGCTTGTAATTTACGAGTACCAGCTTCAACAGCTTGTGAAATTACTTCTAATTTCATTGTACGACCACCAGAACCTTCAATAAAGGAACCAGCACCACCGTGTAATGAACCAGCATATGATTTACCGATTGCATCTGGACCGTAAGGGCCGAATGTAGAAGTATCATAAGCAGGTAAGCTTGAAGGCCATGCACCACGTGATGCATTATTTTCAATACCAGCTTCAGCAGCATTTGGATTAGCAATACCAGAAGCACCAGCTACTTGAGCATCAGGCACACCTAATACAGCACCAGCAGCACCAGAATAGAATTGACGTAATACTGGGTTGTTACCAAACAATTCAGCATTAGCTGCAATTGTACCGTCAGAAGGGTTAGTAGTCCATGGGTTGCCAGGAGTACCAGCAGCAGGAACGTTTACACCTTCACCGTAACGATAACGCATTGTATAAACCAAGCCAACTGGACCTTGCATAGGTTGAACACCAACGATTTCGGTAGCAATTGTGCCTGGGATGATACGACGAATCATCGGGATTAAAATTTTACGGAAACCAGCAATATCATTTGCTTGAACAGCACCTGCAGCAGCGGTTTCGTTTAAAATGTGGGATTTTTGGTTTTCAAGCAAAGTACCGACGATTTGACGTTTTTGTTGGTCTAAACCATCAAGTAAAGTTTCTTTTACTTCTGACCAGTTTTCGAATAAATTATCCATTAAAGTCTCCTTAGGAATTTTAAAAATTGTGTTATGTTAGTTATTTATACCAGCAACCCTACGGATGCGGTCTAAATCGGCACTATTTACTTGTGACAATGGGATTCTGTCATTATTATCTTGAACGGATTCACGAATAATGCGGTCTTCGTCGTTACCAGTTTTTGCGGTACCTTTTACTTTTTGTTTTACATTTTGTCCTTCAGCTAGTACTTTATCTTCCTTCTCTGATGGTTTAGGTGATGATGTTTCTTTCAAAACACGTCCGATATATGTTTGATAAGCCTCTTCAACCTGAGCAGTATCAACATTTTTCAAAATAGCTTCCATTACTTCACGGGTACGACCTGATAATGGAGTTAAAACTTTCTCAAGTTTAATTTTGCGTTCTAATTTAGCAGCTTTGCGTTCTGCTTGTTCTAATGCAGTAAGAGCATCGTCTAAACGAGTTTCAGTTTCATTTAATTTAGATTCAACTGAGTCATCGCCAGCATAATGTCTTTTGAATTCTGTAATAAAAGCTTCAAAAATGTTACGACCGAATTCATTTTGTTTCACAATTGCAAAATCTTCACGAAGTTCTGCTAATTCTGATGTTAAACGAATTTCAAAGAAAGCATCCATTTTCTCAATTAATTGAGAAATGTCACTTTTCAATACAGTAGCCATTTCACCTTTAGCTTCTACTAATTTTTGTGCATATTCGATTTCAAGATCACGGAAACGATTAATATCATCACGCAATTCTGCCATTTCAAGAACCAAAGCTTCAGTTACTTTTGTATCCAATGCGTCAATTAACATTTCACGTTCGGTAATCCATTGCTCATTTAATTGAGCTGTAACTTTTGCTTGAGTAGTAGATTGAGCGACATTAATTGCTTCTTCCAATTGTTTTTTGAATTCTACTTCAAATTCACGTTTGGTGTCCTCTGTTAAAATCTCTGCTGCTAATAATTTTTTAAGCAGTTCATCCATTTTATATCTCCTTATTATATTGTCGTTTTATTTATGGGGACTACGATTCCTATTCAAAAAAATAATATTCCCTATTAGTGTTCCTTGCGGAATTTGTGGATTCTCATAACTAATTTAAATTCCAGATTTTTTCTAGTTATGAG